TTAGCACTGCTAACCTCCGTGTCTCGTTTGGCTTACTCCTTCAAGATGAAGCAGCATAGCCAAAAGAGCCCACCCTAGCCAGAATTGCTAGGACCACTTGACGCGCAATTGCGCGCCTGACGACTTAACCCAACCGGCTGACCAATCGGTCGTTGCGGAAGGCCTCTCAACAAAGTATTGTAAGAGGTTTTTGTTGTCATCACGCTCCACTCTCTTTTGAGACGTACACAGGGTAAGTACCCTGTACTGCTTTCGCTGATAGTTAGGTTGTCGAGGATCTTTTACCTCAACTTCCCGACTTTTTACGTTAGCAGCAAATACATCTTGGAAGGAATGGAACGATATCCCAAAGCTATCAGAGCTGGAAACTGGTATTGGTCTGCGGTCTAACCGCTTCCTCATCCAGTCAGAAATGTTCCATAATCCCTTTTTATAGGCATTATTCGACACTTCAACCCAACTCACTAAGCTCTCTGGGGTATTGACATCCATGTTACGAAAGTAAAATGGAGTTACATCGTGTCCTCTGTAGGCATCTAGCCCACATGCTTCACGGAAGTAACCTTCAGTGTGTGATTTATCTTGGTTAATCTTAAAACCAAAATCACATAGAAGTGTCATGAGAGTAGCAGACACATCATCTCCGACGATTATATCGTCGCCGAAAACTTGTATGTGTTTGCTTGCAGATAGAATGGCCCGCTTTAGGGCCTTTCCACTACGTGGCGATTTCCCACGCACAAAAATATGTGCGGTAATACAGAAGATCGAATAAACGATCGACTGAACTGGGAACGTTGTCGCATTACCCATCCCCGCGTATTTGTTTAATACACTCGGGGTAGTCTGGCCTGGTAAAACATAGTACTGTGTCCTCGTCGCGTAAAGTAAACGCAAAAAGGATTCGTTGCGGATTAAACACTCCACAACAAATGTACTTAGTCTATCCGATGCTTCAGACAGATCGATGGTAACATAATCACCATCCACAGATCCTTTTCGGCAAAGTTGCCGAGATGGTTCCTGTGAATAAGAACAATAACAGTTCTTAATTGATCTTGGGAGCTTAGCCCTTATTTCACTTAGTACTGCCTGCTGGCAGTATTGGTTCGATAAGGGTTCAGCTGTGATGATCCTTGGACCTTTGTAGGTCTTCGGGACACCAATAATGCGTGCTGGTGGCTCTATAGAGTCTAAATCTAAGAACGACATGTCATGGACAGCATAGCTTGACGCAGGAAATTCCTGATCAAGTTTCGCTGGCCATGATTTAAAGTCGAACTTGTCTCTAAACTTAGTGCC